ATACAATACTGTAATTGGCACTGACAGCGACATCAATACTTCTGGCTCAACTATTATTGATAATATCTTCGTCACAGACGGTGTTATTACCAGCATGGGTACTCGCACTTTAACTCTTGGTGATTTAGGTTACACAGGCGCTACTAATGCTAACTATATTACAAATAACAATCAATTAACAAACGGCGCTGGATACACCACAAATGTTGGTGATATTACTGGTGTAACGGCTGGTACTAACTTAACTGGTGGCGGATCGTCCGGTTCAGTTACGCTTAATGTTTCCTCATCCCCTACTTTTTCAGGCGTAGTTATGGCTGAAAGCCTACAAGAAGACTATGATGCTTTATCTGGCACTTCTCCTGCACCAGATGCAGATAATGCAGGTGCATTTAGCCTTACCATGTCAGGTAACACAACCTTTACATTCGGTAGTGTAACATCGGGACGTTCAGTAGGTTTTGTCCTACAGCTAACAGGCAACGGCTCAACAGTCACATGGCCTAGCTCAGTTAAGTGGGCAGGTGGTACAGCCCCAGATGCTCCTGCAAGTGGTGAAACTGATGTGTTGGTCTTCCATACACGTGATGGTGGTTCTAACTGGTATGGTGTACTCGCAAGTGATGCTGCTGCATAAGGAGTAAAGCATGGCCTACTCAACTAATCCTTTCTCAGTAGCTACCTTTGGTGAAAGCTATGAGCAGGCCAGCCCTACGGTTTTACTCACTGGTGTTGTAGGTACAGGTGCAGTAGACACAGCCGTTGACGTTAGCTCACGTACTAATGTTAATCTTGTAGGCACACAGGGTGATGGTGCTATTGGTGTACCTACCCCTCAAGCTGAGGCAGTGCTTACACCAGCAAGTGTATCTGCTACAGGAACAGCTAACACAGTTACAGCCACAGGCGGTACAGGTGTTATCTTTACTACAAACAGTGTATCAGGTACTGGTGCAGTAGATAATGTAACAGTAGTAGCTAAAGCTGTAGTTGCACCCACTGGTGTAGAAGCTGATGTTATCACGGATGACCCACTCGTGTCTGGCGATGAGATCATCATTGATGCAGAAGCAGTGTTTAGCATTACAGGTGTTGCAGGTACTGGTGCGGTAAATACTGTAACTGTAGTAGCTAAGTCAGTTGTACTTCCTGTAGGGGTAGAAGGTGATATTATCACTGACTCACTTCTAGTAGATGGTGATGAAGTTGTTATCGATGCAGATGCTAACATCAGCCTAGCAGGTAAAGGTGTAGCAGGTACAATATCAGGCAACACTGTTACACTAGACTGTAAAGCTGTAGTAATACCAACAGGAGTACAGGGTACGTTTACTGTAGGTGATGAAACAGTTATCACAGTTCAGTTTGACTATGAGTCAATTAAAGATAATTACAGCAGAGATCGTACTGCTTACATTGGTGAGTATAGTACACTAGGTAACACAGCGTATGTTCGTGCAGCATAGGAATAATAATAATGTCTCTTAAATGGCCCAACAAAGACCCTGATGAAATACTAGACTATAGCATTGACTGGTCACGCTTTCTTAGCGGTGCAACACTTAGTAGTGTTACTTGGTTTGTTGATGACGCTGATGGTGTAAAGACTCAGCTTATCCCTAGTGGGCAGCTTGTGAAGGGCATACAGCTTATCTCTTCTACTAACACAGACAAAGTAGCAACTGCACGTTTAGGCTCTGGTGATAATAATATAGAGTATCAGTTCTACTGCCGTATAGCCGACACGAATGGGTTAGTAGTAGAACGTAAGGTTCGTTTACGTGTAAGGAATAAATAATGGCATATAACTATTTAGGGCTAGTAAACGAGGTAAATCGCAGGCTTAATGAAGTAGAGCTAACAAGTTCTAACTTTGATACTGCTGGAGGTTTCTATAGTTCAGCTAAGGATGCTGTAAATGCCTCACTAAGACATATCAACCATGAAGAGTATAACTGGCCTTGGAATCACATCCTAGAAGAAGAGACTCTTACTCCTGGTGTAACACGTTACGATTATCCTACTGATGCTAAACTAATTGATATGCAAAGCTTTCGCATAAAGAAAAGTGACGCATTAAATGTAAGCACTACTAAACTTAAATCAATGGATTATCAAGAATACCTTGACAGATACGTTGATTATGAGTATAACTCTAGTAGCGATTTACAAGATATTCCCCGTCATGTTTCACGAGCACCTAGTCAAGAGTTTCTCATAATACCTACCCCAGACAAAGCATATGAAATAGTATATGAGTACTATCGCAATCAGGTATCACTTGAGTTGTATGATGATGTACCTAACGTTCCTATTGAGTTTAAGCATACTATTGTAGATGGTGCTATGTTCTACGCTTATCAGTTCCGTGCTGATACACAGGCATCTCAGATTGCACAGGGTAAGTTTGAATCAGGTATTAAGTACATGCGTAGTTTGTACATAAACCGTTATGACTACATACGTTCTACAGTTATTACACGCAATAAACCTAGCCTAAGAGTATCATAATAATGGCTACACAGTGGCAAACATTTCCAGTACCTTTTACTGGTGGGTTGATTACAAACATCAGTCCTCTCCAGCAGGGTATTAATAATGTAGGTTCAGCATTCCAACTGCAGAACTTTGAGCCTTCACTTGATGGTGGTTACCGTAAGGTAGCAGGCTACACAAAGTTTATTGATGCTGAGCTTCCTGGCTCTGGTGTAGTACAGGCTCTAGCGTTAGTGCAGCAGGCTAACAACCAAAAGGTCATTGCTGCACGTAATGGCGTATACTACATAGGCAACGCCATTGATGCTACACCTACATGGACTTCTCTTGCTACAGCACCTAACACTACCTTCACTAAGGTAAGACAGGCACGATACAACTTCAATAACGTATACCAGATATGCTTTGTTGATGGTGTAAACTTCCCTGCATACTTTGATCGTACAGCAGGTACATTGACGCACATGACAAGTTCAGCAACTAATGATGCTGTAGAGGGTGCAGGTCATGTTTGTATGTTTAAGAGTACCCTCTTCTTTGGTGTAGGTACAGAGCTAGTCTTTACAGCGCCCTATAGTGCAGATGACCTAAACCCTGCTAATGGTGCTGGTAGTATCAGTATTGGCTCAGAGATAACAGGTCTTATTGTATTCCGTGATCAGCTTATCATCTTTGCTGTAGATAAGATCATGCGTATCACAGGTACTAGCGCAGCAGACTTTTCTATGAGTGCTGTGACAGAAGACTTGGGATGCTTAAGTGCTGATACTATCCAAGAGGTAGGCGCAGATGTTATGTTCCTTGGCCCTGACGGTTTGCGTACACTAAGTTCTACAGACCGTATTGGTGACTTTGGTATTGATGTTGCATCTAAGAACATTAGACCTACAGTAACTAAACTACAGGACTACGCTGCTAGTTTTAGCAGTACTGTTATTCGTAGTAAAGCTCAGTACAGATTGTTTGCTTATGTAGACAGTGAACGGGATGGTGTTGCTAAGGGTGTGCTAGGCACTAAGTTTATTGACCAAGGGGGTCAAGGCTTTCAGTGGGCTGAGCTTAAAGGCTTTAAAGTATACATTGCAGACTCTCAGTTTATTGGTGAGGATGAGTATCGTATCTTTGCTAATAATGATGGCTACGTGTATAACTTAGATGTAGGCACTAGCCGTAATGGATCTGCTATTGATGCTATCTATGAATCACCTTATATGCCTATTAATGACCCTCAAGTACGTAAGACTTTCTATAAGTTGAACTTTTACATTAAGCCTTTTGGTGCTATCAATATAACTGCAGGTATTAAGTTTAATCAAGGCAGAACAGGGTATATTCAGCCACCTTCGTTTCAGATTGTACAGACGGGTGGTGAGGTCGGCATCTATAGTGATAACACGTCTACTTTTGGCACTGCTGTGTTTGGTGCGCCTAGAACTCAGAACTACCTTAACCAAGTTATTGGCTCTGGTGAAACAGTAGCGATACGTATTGAAGATAATAGTGATGATGCAGCATTCCTATTAGACACAGCACTCTTTGAGTATGCTACAGATGATAGACAGTAAGGAAAACTGATATGGCAGGTTATACACGCCAAGACACAGCTAATAACATTGCTAACGGCAACGTAATTGATGCTGATGACTTTGATAATGAGTTTAACGCTATTGATGCAGCGTTCAATAATTCTACAGGACACGTACATGATGGTACGGCTGAGAATGGTGCGCCTATTACAAGGCTTGGCCCTGTACAAGATATTATAGCTACAGCTACTCTGCTACGCCCTAAGACTACAAATGTAATTAGTTTGGGTACTGATGCAGTTCGCTATAAAGATCTGTTCCTTGAAGGTAACGCTGATGTAGATGGCACAGTAAACGTACAGGGTGCTACTACACTACAGGACACCTTAGCTGTAACAAGCAATGTGACTGTGGGTGGTAACCTCACTGTGACTGGTAGTGCTACTATCGCAGGTAATCTTACATTCGGTGATGCAGCTACGGATACTGTTAGCTTTGCTGCTGATGTAAACTCTAACCTACTACCTGCTACAGATGATACGTATGACTTAGGTGCTACAGGTGCTGAGTGGCGTAACCTCTATATTGATGGTACAGCTAACATTGACACTGCTGCAGTAGATACTGCTAATGTAGGTACTTTAAATGTTACAGGTAATGCTGATGTAGACGGTGACCTTACTGTTACAGGTAGCATTAATGCATCTATCTCTGGTGTGGCAGCAACAGCAGATGCTCTTACAACAGCACGTACTATCACCCTAGGCGGTGATGTATCAGGTGCAGCTAACTTTGATGGCTCATCTAACATCACTATCACTACAGTCATTGCTGATGATAGCCACAACCATACTATCGCTAACGTAGATGGGCTACAGGCTGCGCTAGACTCTAAGTCTGCTACCTTGAGTGCCTTGGGTGTTACAGCAAACATAGCAGAACTAAACATCCTAGATGGTGTTTTTGCTACAACTGCAGAGCTTAACATTCTGGATGGCGTAACAGCCTCTACAGCAGAGTTAAACTTTGTAGACGGTGTAACGTCAAACATCCAGACACAGCTTGATACAAAACTTACAAGTTTTTCACTAGAAACTTACACTGGTGATGTTGACATTGATGGTGAACTTATAGTATCATCCTACAATGAAACATACCAAGCTGTTTCTTCAGCAAGTAATGCTACAACGATTAACTGTGAAGCAGGTAACGTATTTAGTAGCACACTAAGTGAGAACACTACGTTCACCTTTAGCAATCCACCTGCAAATGGTACAGCCTATGGGTTCTCATTGAAGATTGTACAAGATGCAAGTGCTAGTGGTTATATTGTAACATGGCCTACAAGTATAGATTGGCCCGGTGGCAGTGCGCCTTCTTTGACTGTCTTAACATCTGCAGTAGATCAGTTTGTATTCTACACACATGATGGTGGTACAACTTGGTATGGCTTTAGAGCAGGTAAAAACTTAGGGT